AAAAATATAAAGTTGGGAGAATAGAGATGTATAAAGTTCCAATGGAAATTCCAAAACATTGTAATAAATGTCCGTTTGGCAGACATCAATACACCAAACCTTTTTGGTCGAGTGAAGATAGGATAGAACCTATAGACCTTAAATTAAATATCAAGAATACATACGGATATGTATGCAATATCGACTTTAACGAAAATGGAAAGTACACACAAGTACTACGGTCTCAAATTGGAAAGGACATTGAAAGGCCTGATTGGTGCAAACTTATAGATATGGATGCGAAACGATTGAAGAGGTGAGAAATGATACCAAAATTTAGAGCATGGTGTGTCAATGCAAAAGAAATGAACAGGGTTGTGGGAATAGACATGACCTCGGATGTAATCACATGTGAAATCGAGGTTGATTCAGAATACACATACGGACCACTATTTGTTACAGGAGAATATCCAGACGCGGTTCTTATGCAATCAACAGGACTGTTAGACAAGAACGGAGCAGAGATATACGAGGGAGATATCGTGAAACCATCATCTTTTGCAAGTTGGATAGGTGTAGTTAAATATTCCTCCGAAAGTGTAGCATATATTCTTGATGATAACGAGATTACACGGAGTGTAAATGTATATTTAAGCCAATTTAATGGGGAATTTGAGATTTTAGGAAACATATACGAAAACCCTGAGTTGATGGAGGTGTAACGATGAACGTTTTTAAAAGCAAATTAGACGACTTGCTAGACGAGCTGGAGCGCTGTTGTGCAAGTCAGCACTTTGAAATAGCAGATGATGTTAGAGCAAAGATACATAAGCTGGTGGAGAATAATATTCCACAGTGGCACAGACTTAACAAGGAGGAACAGTAATGATACCACAAGATAGATTGATAAATTACGCAAGCAATTTCCTTGAATCGGAAATTGAGAACATCGAGAACCTGTTAAAGGATGAAGCAGTCAATGATGTAGGCAAGGAGTTATTGAGCAAGCTTTTAAAAGAATACAAGCACGATTTAGAAGTGATTGAAAGGGAGTGTTGGTAATGAGACTAAAAATAGAGTTAAAGCTAAAGGGCACAACAATTTCAGGAAGAGTGCTGGAGCAAAATGAGTTTTTGAGGAGATGTGGAAGAATCAGAAATAACAATTACTTTACGATTCGTGCAGATGGGTCACCAGCTCTAAGACGAGACACCTTGTTCGTACGAGGCAGAATTAGGGAATCCGACAACCAATATTTTCGACACACATATTCAAACAGTATGGATGCAAACAATGCATATAAAAATATCATCAGCCTTGTCAACGAACTAAACAATGAATTAGGTGGAGTGGTTGACGAGTTGGAAAACGCACTATACATCGACGAGAATGGGGACGCACTAGCAAAGGTAAACGGAATTAGTAAAGACCAATCGGCAAAAGCAGACAAGGGGAAGTTAGAGCTATCCCTTGTAAACCCTCAGCTTGTTAAAGCAGTAGCTGAGGTGCGAATGTATGGTACAGAGAAGTACGGAGATAGCGAGAATTGGCGAAAGGTAGAGCCGAAAAGGTATGTAGACGCACTATATCGTCATCTACTAGCATACATTGAGGGCGACGAGGTTGATGAGGAGAGTGGACTATCCCACCTTGCACATATGGCTTGCAACATCAGTTTTCTACTTGATGAGAAATACCTAAAGGAGCATGAATCGGAGGTATAGCGAATGTTAAACCCAGCAGTGAGTAACTTAATCAAAGAGATGAAAAAGGCTTGTCCGTTTTGTGGAGGCTCAGCTCATCTATGGAGGTGGGGGAGAAAGTTTGACAAGACATCACGCCAGTACGCAGTAAAGTGCTACAGATGTATGACCCACTCTGAGCCATCAGAAGACCCAAAGCAAGCTGTTATCAATTGGTACAACGAGAATTTTAGTGAGTTTCAAAGAAACGCAAATATAAGACTGAAAAAGGACGAGGCTCACGAGGACGGAGCTTTGACAATCATTTACCGCATATTAGAGTCTGCATCAGGGGAGTTTAGATCCAAGTATGTAAGATATCTCACAACAGACAAAGACGACATGAAATATGAGAGGTTCAAGCAAGACATGGAGAGCTGTGAGAGGAGTTTGATAAGCACAATTGAATTTTGGCAACCAGCAGTAGACGGAAAATCGGCAGTCGAGAAAGTAAAGGCAGATATAAGAGCAGAGCGAGGTGTATAGCCATGATAGACTACGAATCAGTAAGACAGCTGAAGACACTACGCAGAGCTGCAGAGGGACTAAGATATTCCATTACACATCCACCCTATACGATAGTTACAGACTACTACAAGGACTATCGAACAGGCAAAGGAATACCTAAAGCACTAATTGGCGTTGAGATTGACGAAAAGGTGGTTAGGAAGAGAGAGAGGGAGCTGGAGAACAAACTAGGAGAGATTGAGCAAGCCATCAAGAGCATAGAGAGTGAAATCGACAAAGTAAAAGACATAGAGCTCAGAGAGATACTAAGGCTATATTGTATCAACGAGGAAACTCACGAGAAAATAGGCGAGATCATGGGACTTGAACGTTCAACAATCTCAAAGCGACTCAGTAGCTTTTGGAAGAGGAGCAACATCTAAAAAGTTTCACAGCATTCACATTTTTAAGGTGCTATAGTGTAGTTAGTGAAAAGAGGTATTGGGCGAACTCCTTTTGTAAATATTTTATATAATCACTCCACAGAGGGCACTTCTAGTCATAGAGGTGTCCTTTGTGTTTGTCTAATAAAACAAGCTAATTGCTAGAAAGGTGGTGGTGTATTGTGAAGAAAAAAGACAAATTAACTCTTAAACAAAAGAAATTTGCTGACGAATACATCATCAGTGGGAATGCGACACAATCAGCAATAAAAGCGGGATACAGTAAAAAAACAGCTGGTGTGATAGCAGTTGAAAACCTAGAAAAACCTAACATCAAGGCTTATATAGACGAAAGGCTCAAGGAATTAGACGATAAAGCCATCGCAAAGCAAGAGGAAGTACTGCAGTATCTCACTGCTGTGATGAGAGGTCAGTCAAAGAGTGCTGTTGTTGTCATCGAGGGATTAGGCGAGGGATTGTCTGAGGCAAGGCTCATCAACAAGACTCCAGACGAAAAGGACAGAATTAAGGCAGCAGAGCTACTAGGTAAGCGATATGGTGCGTTTACAGAAAAAGTCGACATTAGCGGTGACGTGAGTCTAAGCATTGAGGTGGACTATGGCACAGAAGATACAAATACAAAGCAATAAAGCCTTTAGCGAAGTACATCGCAGTAAAAAGCGATATATAGCACTCAAAGGCTCAGCTGGTAGCGGAAAGAGTGTAGACACAGCTCAGCAGTATCTTATAAGGCTACTAAAGGACAAAGGGCGAAACCTTGTGTGTATTCGTAAGTCTGATGTGACCAATAGAGACAGCACATACGCAGAGCTTACTGGAGCGATATACAGACTAGGACTTGAAAAGTATTTTGAGTGCAGATTGTCACCTCTTCAGATAAGATGCATCAATGGGAATATGATTATCTTTAGAGGAGTGAATGACGAAAAGCAACGAGAGAAACTCAAGTCAATCACATTCCAAAAGGGTAAGCTGACAGATGTATGGATAGAAGAGGCGACGGAATTAACACAATCCGACTTTGAAATCATAGACGATAGACTTCGAGGAAATCTTCCAAGTGGTCAATTCTACCAAATCAAAATGACATTTAATCCAGTCAATAAAAATCACTGGATTAAAAAACAATTTTTCGACAGGCAAGACGAGAATACACTCACTTGCCACAGTTCTTACCTTGACAATCGCTTTATAGACGATGCGTACAAGGCGAGAATGCAGAGAAGAAAGGAAGTAGATCCAGACGGCTATCGCATATACGGACTAGGCGATTGGGGAGAAATCGGAGGACTAGTTCTGAAGAATTGGGAAGTCGCTGACATCAGTCAAAATGCAAACGACTACGACGATGTGGCAATCGGTCAAGACTTCGGCTTTAACCACGCAAACGCAATTCTACAGCTTGCAATCAAGGACGACGACATATATATCCTAAAAGAAATATACGTCTACGAGAAGGACACATCGGAGATTATAGACATAGCTGACAAGATGGACCTTGTCGGTAAAATGTGGTGTGACTCAGCTGAGCCCGATAGGATTAAGACCTGGAAGAAAGCTGGCTACAAGGCAGAGGGCGTCACGAAAGAAAAGACAACCAAGCAGAAATACCAAGCCACTCAGATTGACTGGCTAAAAAGACGTAAGATATATATACATCCATCTTGTGTGAATACAAAGAGGGAAATTGAACAATGGAAGTGGAAGAAGGACGAGCAGTCAGGCAAGTACCTAGATGAGCCAGTTCCTTTTTTTGATGACGCAATGGCAGCACTTCGATATGGAATCGAGGACTGGCGAAAGCCGTCAACAGTTAAGCTAAAGACATTTAAGGAGGGAATCTAGTAGATATGAAATCGAAAAGACCATATGTGTTACCTTACGCACTTGTATGCAGCGAGCAAGAGCTAAGCGAAGGTATCAAAGGCGACTTGATCCAAAAGCAAATCGCAAAGCATAACAACATGTTACAGAGATATACGTACCTCGAGAACATGTACAAAGGTTTTCACGACATATTTAAGGGTCCAGATAAAGAGAACTGGAAACCAGATAACAGACTAGCAGTAAACTTCCCTAGATACATCACAGATACATTTACAGGATACGGATATGGAGTGCCTATCAAGGTGACGCATCCAGATGAAAAGGTGAACGATGCTATACAGCTTTTCGGCAGACAGAACGAAATCACCGACCACGAGGCTGAAATGGTAAAGAAGTGCTGTATATATGGACATGCGTTTGAGTTCATGTATCAGAATGAGCAACACGAGACAAAGGTATCGTCAATCTCACCCAAAGAGCTCTTTGTTGTGTATGACGATAAGCTCAGTCAAAGAGCGTTATTTGCCGTTAGGTATGGAATATATCCACAATCTAGCGACAAGGCTGGAAAGACCTATGGCGAGGTTTACACAAAGAACTTCATATACACCTTTGAGGACAAGAAGGTATCAGAGGCAGAGGAGAACCCTTACGGCTTTATCCCTTGTGTTGAGTGGAGACTGAACGACGAGCGAATGGGATTATTTGAGCCTATCACTGGACTTGTTGAGACGTACAACGCAACACTAGGCGAAAAGGCTAACGATGTTGATGCGTTCGCTGAGGCTTATCTTGCGATTTTAGGTGCTGAGCTTGATGATGACGGAGTGAGACATATCCGGGACAATAGAATCATCAATCTGTATGGTACTGACAACGCAAAGGATATTCTTATTCAGTTCTTGCAGAAACCAACAGCAGACGGAACACAAGAGAACCTACTCAACAGACTTGAGACACTGATATATCAAATCTCTATGGTGGCGAATATCTCTGACGAGAGTTTCGGCAATGCAGCGAGCGGAGTATCACTAGCATACAAGCTCCAAGCAATGAGCAATCTTGCACTGACCTTTGACAGAAAGATTGAGAAAAGCTTGAGAAAGCGATACAAAATCTTTTGCAGTCTAGCGACAAACGTACATGATCCATTAGCTTATCAAGACATTGAGATAAAGACGACTAGAAATATACCGGTCAACACACAGAACGAGGCACAGATTGCATCAACATTGCAAGGTGTCGTATCAAAGGAAACTCAGCTGAGCGTACTGTCAATCGTTCCAGATGTTAGACGAGAGATAGAGAAGATGGACGAGGAAGAGGAAGAGGCAAGAAAGAAACTATCAGCAGTAGACATGCTCTTTGCTGACGAAAATAAGCCAAGCGAGAGCGAATAAAGGATAAAGCAGAATCATGACGAGGAGAAAGAGACGGAACCCAAGTGTTGACTATTGGCGAGAACGAGAGACCGAGGCTATAAGGCACAGAATCAAGGACGAGCAAGCATATTTCAAAGAGGTGAAACGTGTCTTTGACAATGCGTCTGTAAATATCGACAAGGAAATAAAAGCCTTTTATATGCGATATGCAAGTAAAGAGGGAATCACACTTGCCGAGGCTAAGAAAAGAGCCTCACAGATGGATATAGAGGCTTTTAGCAATAAGGCAAAGCGATATGTTAAGACTAAAGACTTCTCAGACCAAGCAAACGAGGAGCTGAGGCTCTACAACCTCACCATGAAGGTGAATAGGCTGGAGCTACTTAAGGCAAATATCGGACTAGAGCTGGTAGATGCGTATCAAGACCTAGAGGACATCACACGCAAGGCAATGACCGAGCGAACACGAGAGGAGCTTAAGAGACAGTCTGGAATACTAGGTGAAAGCATTAACGACAGCAGAAAAGCCGTCGAAGACATCATCGGACAATCATTTTATAACGCTACATTCTCCGACAGGATATGGCACAATCAGACCTTGCTCAAGTCACAGCTTGACACTCTGATATCAACAGGACTGATACAAGGACGCAATCCTAAGGCATTAGCTGGAGAACTTCAAAAGGTATTCGGAACATCGAGGTACAATGCAGAGCGACTGCTAATCACAGAACTTGCGAGGGTGCAGACGAAAGCACAACAAAACGCATATGAACAATGCGGGTATGACGAGTATCAGTTCATCACGATAGGAGTAGGTGCTTGCCCTATTTGCAGACCGATGGACGGAAGGACGTTCAAGGTTAGGGATATGATGGTGGGCGAAAATGCACCGCCACTACATCCTAACTGTAGGTGTAGCACATCAGCGAGTATAGAAACTGAGTCGCTTAACAAAAACGTTGAATTGCCACAGGAATTGTTAGAGTCTAATCAAATTGATGACACTTTAAAAAAGGGAATTTCTAAAGCACTTGAGAGAATAGAATCGAATTACAATATTACGATTGATAATATTGAGTTTGCACCTTTTGATAACGAAGGAGCTCCGTTTACATATGTACCTTATTCAAAAGATGGGATATATAAAGCAAAATTGAATATCAATTCTAGTTTTAACTGGAATAAAGATATTGAATCGTTTAATGCAAGGATATATAATAATTATATAAAACACAATCTTGCGGGTAGAAATTTAGATGACTTAATACTTCACGAGGCGGCACATTTTAAAACCTTTGAAGATTGCAAAACATGGAGTGAGTTTCTCCAATTAGAAAAAGAGGTTAGGCAGAAATTCATACCAGGTATATCAAGTTATAACGATGGTAGCTTAGATGGTGCTGAAACAATTGCTGAGGGCGTAGTTGCAATAAAAAATGGAGAGAAGGTATCTCAACGAATTGTAAATTTGGTAAAGGAGTATACAGGATGGTAGTTTTTTCAGATTGTATGGAATGTGAACACTTCTGCTACGATG